GTTACTCGCATTAGAGTTTACAGCATTAATATTAGCAATATTTGCATTAACTGTAGTTAAAGCTGTTTTGTTAGCTGTAGTTAACCAAGTATTTTCTACATAGCCTTTTGTAGCTGCATCTTGGTTACTTGTTGGATCTGTAATGTCTTTAATTCTTTTTGAGCCAGCACTCCATTGAAAGTCGGCATTGTCTAAACTAATTTTATCGTTGGCGTCATCAACAGCTTCTTGCGACATAAAGAAACCTTGAGTAGAGTCGGTGTCTAATGCAGATTCAGTTAGAACGGCACCAGATACATAGTCTGTTAATCTTGTTGTTTGACTTGATGTTCGGCGAAACTCAATTGCTGAGCCATTTGTTGGCACAGATGATAGTGTTGCTTGAGTTCCTGCAGAGTTAAGCGTAAAAGATGCTGATACGCCGTTGACTGTGCACGCAAGGTGAGCAGAGTCTATGTAAGTAAACGGAATTGCATAAGCAGTAGTACTTCCGTTTCCTGTATATCTTACAAATGAGTTAGCCATATATATATTATTCCTATAGAGGTATCTGTTAAAATACCGATTGTTGAGATTGTTAGTAATTTAGTAGTTCTTGAATTGTATTAAGTGCTTCGTTTGCTGCATCAGCGTCAGGCGTTGCAACAAAGCCACTATAAAATCCACCTTTTTGCTCGGTGTAATCTTTTTTAAGCGCTGGGATATTATTAATTACATGCTCACGTATTGCAGTTTTGTAAGTGTTGTAAGTTGATTTAATCATTTTAGCTTGCATTACATTTAAACGGCCTGTGCCTTCATCTTGATAATCTGCTTTATATGCAGGTGTATCAATTATTTCACTTAATGCTTGTTTTACAGTTTTGCCATTATATTTTGACATTGGCCCACTTGTATTAAGTTTGTATGTAGCAAGCATCTGGTGCATTACGTCCAATGCACTTTTGCCATTTAAGTAATATTTTTCGTTTAATAAATCTATTTGTGTTCCATAAAGTCTTGAAGATTGTTTAAGTATTCCTTCACCTTTATCAAACTTTGTTGTTTGAGCTAATTTTGCAAGCTCATAATAAATTGGCTCCGTCTCTGATCCTGCAGTCCTTCCAATAATTATTGGTGCCCACCATTCATCAGTAAAGCCAATAACACCTTTTGCTTTAAGTTGCGGCTCACCAAAGAAATTTACTCTTACTGGTGGCTTTTTGCCTCCGTCTAAAAAGTCTGGCGTAATGCCATAAACTGTATCTGCATACGATCTTACTTCACGCATATATTGGTCATTATTAGTTTGTCGCATAAAACTAGAATAAGGCGTAAAACTTGCTTGATAGTCTCGCGTCCATTTTGCCATTTTTGTTTTATCACCAATAGCTTCAATTAAATCAACTGATCCAGTTAAATACGATTTTGAAGTTAAGTTAGTTGCAAGAGAAACTAAAATTCCGGCCATAACATTTTTATCTCGATCTACGTTTGTGGCGTCCCAAAATTCGTGATAATCGGCAACCAAGCCAATCATTGCAAAGCGAGGATCCATACGTTGATAACTAACCCATTCTGTTTCACCAGTTTCTTTATTTCTTACTTTAAAAGAATATGGTTTGTGTGTTGCAAGCCAAGCTTCTCTTAATTGTGGTTGCATTGGACCTTTACCGGTTACTTCTTTATTAATAGCCATGTCCATAATTTTATAAACAAGAAGTGATCCAAATATTTGGCGACCAATTACTTCGTTCATTTGCGTACCGCCAGCGCGCAACATATTAAAGTTTTGTTTTTGTAACATACCAATTAATGGCATACGACGAACAGTGTGACGCCACAAGTTTACTGGCGTTCTAACAAATGGCGCTACCGTTTTTAATGGGTTGTATGGAATTGCCATAAGATCTTGCACACCTTGTCCAATTCCAGGTACCCAAGCTTCATCTTCCATTAAATTTGCTGTAAATGTAGATTCTCTTGAATAAACTCGTGCTTCTTTGTTTGTAAATTTGCCGTTGTTGTCAAAACCTTTTTTTTCAAAGCGTTGAATAAAATCGTCAAGTGTTTTACCTTTTAGTCCTTTTTCTAATCCTTTATTAACTGCAAGTTCATGAAGTTTTGCTCGGTAATTTATTTGTTTAAATAATTCATCTGATGTAAGTAGTATTCTTGACGGCAAACGAAAAGCAATACCGATTGTATCAACAATTAAACCAGCCGCAGTTTCTGTTACAGATTTACCGTATTTTATTCCTAAATTATCTGAAGATATTGCTCTTGGTCTTTTGTTTTCAATAATTCTACCCATTACGTCACCAGTTAAATCTTCTGATTTAAAAGTTTTGTAAACAGATTTTAATGTATCATCAATGCCTTTAATCATACCACGATAACGAGAAAATCCTTGACGTATACCTTTTACGTTGCCAGTAACAAGACTTCCTGAAATTAATTCTAATGGTTTGAAAAATGTTTCAATTATAGTTGATCCAGTATTAATAACTTGTGTAAATGGACCTGATAACAAAGCATTAACATAAAACTCAGTAAACATATCCCAAGATTTTTTTGCCCAACTTTGATTTAACGCTTTATTAACATCGCCAAAGTTATCCATTGCTGCAATTTTTTTAGCAAATTCGTCAAGGTTGCCGTCAAACGCTTTTGCAACATTTGCAAGTTCATCAATGTCAATTGATTTTGCGCCAGTTTTAATTCGTCCAGCTTGCGTAGTTCTTGCAGCAGCTTTAATTGCCGTTTTTAATTCATCTGTAGTTTTAACAATTAATGCTAATGATTTTAATAATCGAGCTTCATCTAGTACATCAACATTACGGCTCATTTGTTTTGCTAATCTTACAGCTTCTTTTCCAAGCCCTTGTAAAACTTTTTTTGTAGCAATAACTCTAATTGGTAGCTCTGCAATGTCGTCTACGTTTGTTAAACCTTTAATTAAAACATCTTCATTAATATCAAGCTCGTCTGCTAGTCGAAGTACATCATCATTTGGAAGTACATTGTCCCATTTTTCTTTATAACCATTTTTTCTAATACTTTTAATTACAGTATCAATAGCAATTTGTACTTCTTTTGTGCTAGTAAAATTCTTGTGATTAATTGGTAAATCTATTTCATCAAACGCATCTTGTTTATTTTTATCTTTTAACAATTTAGCTAATGCGTCTTCATCAACAATAACATCAGTTTCTTTTGGTTTTTTTGGTTTTGACGGACCAATAAAATTTGGATCTTCTGTTTTAGCAATTGCTTCTGAAACATCATCAGCTGTTTCGCCTGCATCATCTAATATTTTTATTGCGTTACGTGCTTTAATTCGTTTTGCTTTGTAGTCAGCAACAACTGAGTCTGCAAAATTTCTTTTAAACGCTGCAAGACCTTTTATAACAGTTGTAACACCAACAGTTATTCCAGCTCCTTCTAAAGCTTGTTTTAATTTAATTGTACCAACTGAATCATCTTCATCTGTTGTTAAATAATTTAAAACTGGATTTTCTAATTGTGGAAAATGGTGAAGTAGTGCGTCAACAGCAGTGCCGTCTTCTGGGCTAAATGCCGTAACGTCGGCAAATGCCCCGGCAGCAACTTCCATTCTTAAACCTTTATAACCTTCAGCTAATTTTTTAGCATTTTCTTTTGCAAGTACATAAGAATTTTTTGGATTAACAATTTTCATAGCAATTTCTTTAATACCTTGTTTGCCAAGCAAATAGTTTCCAAAAAAAGCCACTACGTTTTTGTTAATATTTCCACCCATTGTTTCTGGTAACAAAAACTCAGGTGTCATTGCGTCACCAATACCTGATTCTGCAAAATATTCTTTTTCTAAAAGTTCTGGTCGCCAGCCGTTGCCAGCTACAAATTGCAATATAGTATTTGTTGTTCCAACAATTGGATTTGCTACTGACCAGTTTACAAATTCGGCAAAACCACCAAGCCCTTGTATTCCACCTGCAACAACACCTTTGCTACCGTCAATAAAGCCATTAATGTCGCTGCCTTCAACTTCACTTACAAATTCGTCTTCTTTAAACTCATTTTCATACTCATCAAAAAGTTTGTACTCATTTTCTTTTTTTTCAAGATCAAAGTTGTATTCATTAAAACGTTTAAATTTATCCGCCATTTGAAATATCTATAAGCATTAAGTTTAATTTTCGAGCTTGACTGTCTATTAAAGCTTGTATGTGCTCGTAATCAATATTGTTTTCGTCCATTATATCTTTAAATGGCCCTATTCTGCTTTCTTCCCACATTGTAATTGCGTTATCAAAATCTTCTGGACTATTAAATTGGTTATTAACCATATTAACACCAACCGGCATTTTATTAGCTTTCCACATTTTGTAATCAAACGGCACTAATTGGCTTGCATCAATTGACTTATAATACTCTTTAACTGAATCAAATACGTCAGTTGATAATTCTTTTATACGTACCATGTCTTCTTCTTTGCGTGGATCCAATAAATACCCTTTGCCTGCTTCGTCAAGAAACACTTTTTTAACAATGTTTGTGTAAGCATCTTCAGCAAACATTGCAACTTTTGCGCCGTCTGGTCCACTGTATGAAGAATACATTACACCGCCAAATTCTGATCCCATAAGTTTTCTTTGATCTTCAATCCAATCAAGCTGCATAAATTCAATTTCATTTTTTTCCATTATAGTTTCATGACCTTCCATTTCAGATCTAACTGTTTGTTCAAAATTTGAAAATTGTTCTTTTGTTTCCGCATTAAATAATGTTGAGCCATTAGCTCTTTTATAATTATTTACCGCGTCAATTATACTAAGAGCTTTGTCGTAATCAGCGTCAGGATCGCCTTTAATTGTAAGTTCAGAAATAACTCCCATTGCTGTATTTAAAACTAAACCATTAAATTCAACTCCTTGTATACCAGCAAGCATAGTTGCGTTGCCTCCTTCAGCATCAATTGCTTCATACAATTCTGTAACATCGCCACTCATTGAAAATTGATCAAAACCTTCAGTAACAACTGTACTTATATTTTTCATCATTACAGCTTTTTGATCTTCACGCATACTTGATGCGTAACTATTTCCAAGATTTGCATTTGTTTGCGTAACGTAAGTGTCTAAACCTTTTTTAAAGAAAACACTTTCCATTTCTAAATTTTGACTAAAGTATTCAGCGTCGTAGTCGTTGCTCCACGCCATATATTGACTTCCGTCTTTATCTATCCAATTTTCATCATCAGCTTTATTAGTATTAATCCACTCATTTAAAGATGTTTGTTTTTGTATGCCATATTGTATTCCATACGCTTTACCTTTTGCATTATCAAATACTGATTGCCAATACGGCGATTGTGTACCGTCAAGTGTTCCGTTTTTTACAGCTTCGGCGTAAGATTTTACGTCAGTTTCTCTTGCAGCTATTTCAGCTTCATCTGTTGTCTTTTTTGTAATTTCTTTACCTTTGTATTCGGCGTACCTATTTAACGCAGGGGTAATTGATGTTTTTAGCGCATCTGCAATTTGCATTAACTCGTTAGTTTGACTAACACTAGTTTTGCCTTTAAATGTTGTTTGGTAACCCATTACGTTTGTCCATAGCCTCCAGATTTATAAGTTGCAGTTGTGCTTAAACCAGCGCCAGCAAGTTTAAGGCCAAACGCCGCAGCACTTGGTCTATTAACAGCTGGTTGGTTATTCCAATTGCGACTAAACGCTGCATAAGCATCTTTTCGTGCATTCATATAGCCAATATTTGAATCATTTAAGCCAGAATCAAGCAAGTTCTGGTCCATATCGTACTCAAAACCTATATCTCTAAGCATTGAGTACATCATACCAGTACCTTCACCAGCATTATTTCTAGCTGTTGCAAGTTCTGCACGTTTATCTCTTTGTATTTTAAAAGATTCTCTTGCAGCTTCTTCATTGTTTCTAATGCGTTCAGCTTCAATTCTTGTAATGTCTTCTGTATGAGCTTCTTGAGCACTTATTCGAGCATTTGCGTTTGCTGCTGCTTGAGCTTTAGCTTGATCTTTTTGTCCTTGATACTCCATTGCCGCCGAGCCTGCATTTACTGCAAACGTTGCTGCTGCAAGTGTAACTGGATCACACATTTAATTTTTCCCTTATCATTAAATAAAACTCCTGATTTTTAATACCTATTTTTCTTTTTTCTCTTACTTCAAAGCCACAAAATTGTAGCCATTTTAAACTTTTCCAATTTGCTGGGTGTACCCAATTGTAAACAACTTCATACGGCTTGTGCAAATCGTTAACGTATCTACGAGACTCTTTTAAAAATTGTTTATTAATTTTGTCAATGCCGTCGCTTCCTAACAACCATATTACGCCATACTCTTCAAAATGTGGGCAATCTCCAACCCCAAACATTCCAATAACTTTATCTTCATTTACAATTGTTTTTGTCTGTGTGCCTTTGCCGCCAAAACCTCCAAGCAACGCATCAAGTGCATTTGTTCCACTTGCTGCATTTAATTCTTCTACATCTATTTTTCTTAAATTATGGCTTAGCTCATACGCATCTGCTAATTTAGAATCTCTAACCCACGCAACCATTATGTTCGTTGTGACCTTCTATTATAAAAAGCTTCATATTCAGCTGCAACTAAATGAAACGGTAAATGACTTGTTGATTTAATTGTAACGTCATGTGCATCATTTTTTGCTAAAATTGGAATATTAAATGTGCCTGATAAAATTGTTGGTGTGCCAAGTAAAAATGAAGGATTAGTAATTATTCGGCCATTAAAAGTGTATGTTCTTGTATCGCCATTTGCTGGATCTACTTCAATTGTAAAAAAGCCTGAGTTTTGATAATCAAGTTTCATACTACGTACTTGTAATCTGCCTGATGTAACCGCAATACTTCCTCTTGGTGTTTCTTCTCTTAAATAAAAAGTTGAAAATTTGTATTTAGTTAAAAATTGTGTACCAAAATAAACTGATGTATGGTTGCCCTCAACGTAGTAAGTGGCGCCAGAATTTGAAATTACTAAGTCAGCGCCATTTGTAGCATCAACAGCCACCAAACTTGTTTTTTCGCCGTATGGCATTGTAAATTGTGTTTTGTCGGTAGTACTATTATAAGATCCACCAGTAATTTTTACTCGATGATCTAAAGCTACTTTAAATGTTAATGCGTCGTCTTTTAAATTTTGTAAATCTATTGTAAATAATTTAAATTTACTTCCGTCATTTGCGTACAAATAAATTGTACTTTCAACAACAAACATTCCAACAATTGTTACATCAAATTTCCATGTAGACCAAGACGCTTGAATTTTTTCATTTGAATCCCAAAAATATTTATAAACATAAATTTCTTGATTTTTTGCAAATAGCATTGTGTCTTCCATTGGAGCACTTGCAAACGTTTTTATTTGACTTGGTAAATATGTACTAACACCAGCTGTAATATCAACTGAGTCATTTGTTAAAGTGTCGTTGTCAGCATAGTACTCTCGTATTGCAGAAAACTCGCCACGCTTTTGTACAAAATAAATGTAGTTTCCTACGGGTATTGGCTCGTTAGCTGCATCATGCTCAAACGTTGTTGTTGCATCAATTGAAACTGAAGACGGCGTAAGTGTTCCGTCACTAGATTTTAAAATAAATTGTGTAGTATCAGAAAATAATAAAAGCTGCTCATTGTACTCTACTGCATGTTTTAATGTTGATACTTGCATTGACGATGCAGCAATATCAACTGGATCTGTATCAAGTGTATCAGTGCCAGTAGTTCTAAAGAAATTATAGTATTCGCCGTTTTCACTTAATGTAATATTTTCGCCATTTAAAAATCCTAAACGGTTTTTATAAAATACAACATTGTTAATTTGAACATTAATAAAACTTGGATCTGCATTAGTGTACTCATCACCTGATGTTCGTAAACCCCATGCAAGTTGTTGAAAAGTAAATGTGCCGTCGTTATTATTAATAAGAGCATGAGGCATAGTTGTTGGATCTATACTTGTTTTAACTCCCGGACCAACACACTCTTCCCATATTCCTTCTTGCTTAAAATCAACGTAGTAATCTGATAAGTTGTCGCCTTGATCTCCAGTAATTTTAATAATAGTATCGTCAGCTGCATAAAATGGTAAATCAATAAAATCTTGTACTTCGTCTCTTACAGCATACATGGCTTTACCACCATAACCGTCAGCAGTTTTAACCGTATAATTTACATTTCCGTCTGTTGGCTTAATATCTAAAACTGATGTGTAAATTACTGTTGTAAAGTAACTTGTAATTCCTGAATAATTTTTAAGACCTTGTGTTGTACTTAATGTTGCACCAGTATCTGTTCGCACAGTTTTAAAACCAATACCGTCTGCCGTACTTGCCCAATGCGTTGACGAAGTTCCAAAACAAAGTATGTCTACAATTTTTGAAGTATCTCTAAATTTAGCATCAGTGTCATAAGCATTACCAGTAGGCATTTGAAATTGAACACCAATTTCGTAACTCATACTTGGGTGTTTAACTCTAACTTCGTACATTGCACCGTAATTTGAAAGCTTTGCGTATACCATTGCACGCTCAATTTTTGCAGCTGACACAGTAGTTAACATTTGTGGTTTTATTGAAGTGTTTACAACAAACGTGTAATCAGCCACAGTAACGTGTTTAAACATGTCTTCTGGATTAGAAGCATTTAAATAAGTTTTACCATTTGGAAAATTAACGGTTTTTTCAACACCACTTAAATTGTGCACATCTACATCGCCGTTTTGAAATAATGCAGTAAATGCCGTGTCAGCATCACGTTGTATGCCAACTAATAAATTTGATGTGGAAGTAGCACTAGTTGCAAGAGTTGCGCTGTACTCTAAAGGTGGGCGTTTTGTAAGTCCTTCAACCAATCTTGATTGAGCGTTTTCTTGTAGTTCAGATTGAGTAATGTTTCTCTGTGTTGCCGTTTGTTGACTAATTCCATTAATAAGATTTGGAATACTTTGTGAAATTAAAGCCATTAATAAGTTCTGCGTCCTGTTCTATTGATAATATTAAAAACTTGGCTAGTGTCTCTTAAAACGTTGTAATCAGCTGTTGCTGCATCAATTCGTTCTGCATCAATTAAAGCTTGTTGTTCATCAAACTCTGTAAAAGCTTGTAGTTCTGTTGAACCAACAACTCGTGCTTGAAATTTTCTACCAGCGCGTGTAACAATTAATTTTCTAAATACTTCTGGTATTGCTTCAAATTTTTGTATTGTAATTTGGTCAATTGTTGGAGCAGAAGTAAATTGGTCTGTATGGTTTTCTAAATCGTAAATAAAGCCGTCTCTTAAAACAATATTGTATTGTGATGTGTAACCTTTAGCAGCATCAAGCTGAACAACGTTACTTGCTACTGGAATTTTACCAGTGTCATCAATTGTAGTTTTTTTGTTTGTATCAGTATTAAAATGCCAGCCTCTTGATTGCACTTCAACATTAGTTTCATCTAAAATTTGTATTGCCTGTGCTACATCAACACCTGTTTGGTTAGTGATAGTATTAATTGGAGCTTCACCAATAATACTAAGTAGTGTGTTAACGGCTTGTAATTCTGTTGTTGCAGTAATTCTAAATGTCATAAAAATCCTTAATAAAAAAAAGGAAGCAGCCTTTCGACTGCTCCCTTTGTATAATCGTAATTATAAAGCTTACGCTTCTTTAATTCCGACTGCCGCTTCCGGTCTTAATACACCATGTCCCATAGCATATTTTGCAACCATTAGCGTTCCTTGTCTACGAATGTCGTATTCGCTTTCAACAGCTAGATCCATTAATTTAACAGTTCCAGCAGCTGAAGGGTGACATACTAGTGCAACGTAGTTGCTAAGGTTTACAGCTTGTGGATTTGACACAGAAGCTGAAGTACCTGCATCAGGTTGTCCAGTAGTTATGTTAGCAGATATAAAGTGAGGTGTTGGAATTAATTCAATTCCAGCAACTTTCATTACTTTACCTTCTGCAACGCCACCATTAGCGCCACCGCTGAAATCAATGTTTACAGCGTTTGTAGCGTTAGCTAGTTTGTAGTACTCTTCTAATCTAATAAAGCACTTACGTCCTTCTTTTGGTACGTAGTGTGAATCAAGATTTGAAGCAGCATCAAACAATGAGTCAATCATTGCATTAGCAGCAGTAGCAGCAGTAGCAGAAGCGATACTTGTATTAGTTAATACAGTACCAGCGTCTCCGCCTGTTACATTTGCTGAGCCTTGCGCAGCTTGTCCAATTGTTTGTAGAACGTGTTTATCTTTTTGAAAAGCTAGTGCTCTACCAATTTCAGTAGAGTACGCGCTTCTTACGTCCCAATGGTTTTTAGCTTCTTCAATGTTCGATAAGAACACAGAGCTAAGTAGTAAGTCATTTATAGTAATGACCTTTTCGTTGTGGTTCACGTCAGATCCGGTGATTTCCGCACCAGCTGTGTGATAAGCCGCAGCGACTCTTCCCATAACTGGGAATGTTGCTGACTTACCGTTAGAAATGGATCTAACCATTTCCGCACCAGCTGTAACTGAAGCTTGTTCGAATGAAGTAAGTACTTCACCAGAGAAAACTTTCAGAAACAATGCGTCTTCAGTACCGGAAGCATTGACTCGACCCACACTTACGGGGCTAGCATTTGCCATAATCGTATTTCCTTTACTTTAGTTATTGTTTTAAAAAAGCTTCCACATAATTTCAGTTTTTATTCAAGATTGTCCTCCGTAGAGGGTCAAGTGTATTACACTCAATTAATGTTTCAGCGGTTGCCACCTAAAAAGGTTGCACAACTAAGATTTTTTAGGAAAACCTTTTTTCATGTTTGAGTAAGCTTTTTTGCTTACTGTACTTTTCGACTTAGATCTTGAAGTGCCAGCTTTTTTGCGAGCATTCATGTTTGCGTAAAGTCCTTTTCTTGCCATATTATTTTCCTTTTATAAATTGCTAGTAGATAGCTTTTTTTGTATTTCAGCTCGGTAAGCAGGATCTTTTGCGTAACGGGCATCTTTCATTGCTTCGGTTAATTGAGCCCATGATTCAAAACCATTTGCAGCATCGGGTGTATTTTTACCGGACACTAATTGGGGCTCTGTTCCATTAGCTGAATCGTACCTTGCTTTCAGTCCACCAACAGCTAATTTAATAGTGTCTAAGTTTCCTGAATTAACTGCGTCGTTGTAAGCAGCTATTTCGTTTGGTTGCAACGAATCTTTTGCCCATGAGACAAGTTCGTTGTAACTTTCATTACCACCAACACCAGCGCGTACTTCGTTTCCAATGTTGTTTGCAATTGCTTCTTGACCAGCAATAAATGCATCAACGTAGTCTTTGCTAATGCCGGCTTTTTCTAATGCAGCAAACGACTCTTCGTTTAACGTACCATTAGTGTCATACTCATTTTGCAACTCTTCCATATTTAATCCTGCAGCTTGTACAGCATTATCAGCAGCTTGATCTATTTCCAAATCGTTTGATTCAGTAGTAGCTTCTGGTGTTGCTTCTGGTGTTGTTTCTACTTTTTGACTTTGTTTTGTTTCCAACTCACTGTAAGCTTTTGCTAAGTCTTCTGCGCTACTGAATTTTTCAGGTAACCACTCAGGTCTTGCTTCAGTTGTTGGGGTTTCAACTACTTCAGGTTTTTCTGCTGTAGCTTCTTCTGTTTTTATTTCTACTTGTTCAACCAATGTCTACTCCTTCTTCTTTAATTATATCACCTGTTGTTTTTGCTGCTTGCGACGCAACTCCGGGAGCTGCTGCTGACATCGTATCAACAAGTTGATTATTGGTTTCAGCTTCTGCAGCTGCTTCGGCTTCTTCAGCCAATTGATCTTGAGACTTAATTAAGCCTTCAGTATCAATACCGTGACCAGTTGCAATACGCTGAATTAAATCAGTCATATTAAGCATCTGTACAATTTCTGGATTTACTTGAGCAATTTGCTGTATTTCCATTGTAAATTCTCTTAATTTTTGTAAGTCGTTGCCACGACCAAGTGCTTCAACACCTGTAATAATTGTTGGTCTAATTACACCTGAAGGCAGTTTTGGTATTTGACCTTTTGAAGTCATGCGTTTCATTAATAAACGTACAAGTGGCAATTGAAATTCTTGAGACAACAATGAATATACACCACCTAAAGCAGTTTCTAATTCATTTGCCATGTATCTTATTTCTTGAGCAGTAACTCTTTCAGCTTCTCTTTGTACTGCAGTATTTAATAAAAATGCGTAAGCCATGCGCTCTTCAAATCTTGAAATGGCATCTGCAACTACTCTTAAATCGTACTGTTTATCAGTTTGTAATGTTGTAACATCGTCTTGTGCACCTGTAATAATGTCACCATTTTGTGCTTCAGCTAAATCTCTTTTTTTAGTAGTAGAGTTTGGCCGAACCATAAATACAACTTTTGATGATGCTGCTGCTGATTCAATAAGTGATTGAGATAAACCTTCTAAAGATTTTAAATCTCCAAGATACTCTTCAACGTAAGATCTTCCATAGTCTTCGTTGTCCATACGAACCATACGCAAAACATTCCACGGAACATCGTCTTTTTTGTAATAACCTTCTGATTTTGGTATTTTAATATTGTTGGCTTCTTGGCAAACGTAATATTTATCTTTATCTATTAAACAAACTTTTGTGTAAACATCAACTGCTTTTGTTGAAACAATATCTTGTTCATTTTGCATTATTAAATTTCTTGTTTCTTCTTCAAATGCTAATGGCGAAACAGACTCTTTTACAACTAATTCTAATATTGAGCCTTCAGGATCACGGCGACAAACATATTGACTTAATGGAAATACGCGCATTGGTCCCTTTTTAGGCATGTGTACTAGCACGTTGCCAGCAATAATTAAGTGTTTTAAAGCTTCAAATACAGGAACGCGTATTGCAAGCTGTTCTATTTCTGACATTACTTCGCGTTCAATTTTTGCAAGTCCACGCTCAATCTCAGTTTTCATTTCAGGTGTTTGTTCAATTTGCTCTTTAGTTTCACCTTTTGTAACTAATCTAAAAAAGGGCTGGTTAGGTGGCAATAAAAGCAACAATAGTTTTGATGCTAAGTTATTTACGCCTCTGGCACCAACTGATTGATAAGGCGTATACAACTCGCTTGTGTGAGTCATTGAGTCATCAGGCAATACTGCCGGTAAAGTAAGCTCTGAACATTCACGAGCTCTATTTAAAAAGTTTTCGCGATATTCACGCATAGCTTCGTAGCGCTCTTTTGCCGTCTTATCTAAATGCATAAATTTTGATTTTAGTTAGGGATTGTAAGACCACTGTTGGTCATGCTGCCAGTACCTAAAGAAGTATTGAGTTTTTTAGTTCCTCGTTTATTCTTTTTTGCTTTAGCAGCTTTTTCAGAAAGCTCATCATCACCTTGTATTTCAATTTCAGGTGATTGATCTTCCATTGATCTTGCTCTGTTTACTACCGGATCAATTTTTTCAATTGGTGGAGGTGGTGGTGGAGCGGGTTGTTTTCTTGATCTACACATAATGTTCCTTAAGTTATTGTTAAGCCTGATTGATTCATATTACTTGCGTAATTGTTTTTTGCTAAACCAGACTTTAATTTAGCTTTATTATTTTCTTCTTTTAATTGTGCCGTTTTTTTAACAGCTTTTACCATAAGAGGATCGTTTTCTTTTATTGCTTCAGCAGGCTTTGGATCAAATATGTTACCGTTGTAGTGATCTTTGTCATAACCGCCGACCCGTTTTACAGGTGCAGCTGCTTGTCTACCGCCTAAACACATTATTATCTTGTTCCTTTTTAAGTCTAAGTAACCATTCCACTACGCTTCTTTGTCCGGCTTTAAATCGAATCTCATCGGACTTCATATCTAATGACGGATTAAAAGAAGGAAATGTTTCGTCGAGTATTGTAATAAGATCATTAATAGTTTCTGGCATTACAATTTCTTCAACTTCGGTTTGTTGATTATTCCTATAGAGGTATCTGTTATTTTTGTTTTTCATTGTCTTCCCACTCTTTAATTAAAAAATCGATGTATTGTCTTGCTTTTAATAAATCTTCAAGACCATTTTTGTATTTATGTCTCACTACGTACTTAATTACGTTACCAACACAATACGACAATTTGTTTTTCATAATAAAATCAATTGGCTGTATTGCGTGACGATTATAGTGCTTTGGATCTATGCTACTTTTTTTGGTTGCCATGGGTTTACCTTATGTGTTTTAAAATTATAGTCTTTGCGTCTTCTTAATATGTATGCAAGTTGAGCTTGTACTAATGCGTCAGCTTCAGTTAAACCAGCTTTTGTGTACGCTTCAACAATTGTTGCCCAATAATTATCAGTGTCTTCTAATAATTTAGCTGCTTTAGCAGGGCCAATACCGGGACAACCATTATAATTATCAGTAGAATCGCCAGTTAAACATTGAGTATAAAAGTGCATGCGTGCTTCGTCTTTACTTATTGTAATTACTTCTTCGCCGTCTATTGATAGTTGGCACGGTACGGTTTTTAAATCTTTATCAAGTGACACAACAATTGAATCTTTATTTGTTTGACTAAACAAACCAAGCAAATCATCAGCTTCTAAATTATCTTCGCAATGAGTTCTGTGATGATCTTCAACGTATTCTCTTAGTGAGTGTAAAATTAAAGGCTTGCGTTTAGACTTACGATTAGCTTTGTAATCTGGAAAAATATTTTTTCTATAATTTTTAGTTCCAGTTAAACAAATAATATAATCGTTAGTTCCTAGCGCGTCACACATCTTATCTATTTCGTCATTAAAAACTTTAACACCTTCATTTAAATCTGAATGAAGTGTAAATAAGTTTTCGTCCCACTCTGTAGTTACTTCACATTTTGAAGCAACTTGGTATAACGTTATATCTCCGTCAATTAGTAGTGTCGTCATTAAGTCTCCTTTTTAAGTCATTTGTGTAGGTGCTATGGTATGGCAAGTGTTAAAAGTTTTAATCCTCGCTCATCTCTGGATAATATTTTTTGAATATTTTTTCTGCAAACTTGCCCACCTGAATCACTTGACTCGGGTGGGCGCTGCTCATTACTAGGTTAGCCAAACGGCTTACCCAAACAACATTGCCCTTCGTGTAACCTCGCTCGGGGATTATACGATCTACAGAAGGAACAAAGTTGTATTCGCCAAACCAATTGAAATCAGTGCCAAGTGCAGGACACTTACAATCAGTTGGGAATATTTTAATTAAGTATTCGGCCGTTAAATCAAACGGTAAATTTTGTTTTTTTGATCTGTATCTTAATTTAACAACGCGCTGTGCTATTTTGCGGTCAATGAATTTCTGCCCAATTCGATCCAACTCGCGCGTCACCTGAGGTTTCAACTCTGAGTTGCAGCTTTTGTCCAGCTGTTCGAATAGACTTAACTGCTCTTTTAGAGACGTCATCTACTTTTTGTTGTGTTGTTTCAATAATAATTTCATCGTGAATCCAGCCAACAAGTTTTGTTTCTGAATCAAACATATCTTCTAATTCTATAATCCATTGCTTACACAAAATAGATCCTGCGCTTTGTAGCAAAGCATTTAATGCGCTAAACGTTGAGCGTACTGGTATTTTGCGTTTATCTAAGCCAAACAAATACCCACGTTCAGCTTTACTTTGAACATCTTCTTGTAAATTAGCCATTGCAGGAACGTTTGCTAAAAACTTTTCTCTTATTTTTTTACCTTCAGCAGCAGATTTGCCTAATAACTGACCAAGCTTTGCGTTACCACCACCATACAAATATGTGTAAGTCCAAGTTTTTGTAAGTGTACGAGTTTCAATACCAGTCATTTCTTGATTGTGTGTATGTATGTCTCCATTAACTACAATGTCGGCGTACTTACCGTTGTCGTATTTTGACATATAGTGTGCAAGCATACGTAATTCTAATGAAGCAGCGTCGCAACCAACAAGTACTTTATTTTTAGGTGCAACAAATAGCGCTCGACACTCTGGTCCATAAGGTGCGTAAGGTGCAGGTACTTGCGCAATATTTGGATTAGAGTGTGTCGCTCGACCGGTAACAGCGCCATTCGCATTAATGCTGCCGTGTATTCTATTTTTAGTTTCGTGTTTTAACCAAGCTTGTTTGCCTTCTGCTAACATGCCTAATCTTTTATCTACTAAAAAATATTTTGAAAGTAATTTAGCTTCAGGATATTTTAGACTACTTAAAATTTCTTCGTCCATTTTAGCTTTGCCGTCTGCTGTAAATGCTTTTGGTTTCCAATTGTGAATTGCTTTTAATCTATTACAAATGTGATCACGACTACCGGGATTAAATTCTATTTCTTTTACTTTAACTGTTGGAACACCTTTAACATAACCACGAGCTTTGTTATTAACTTTTGGTGTAAAAGGAGTTTCAACTTTCCAAGGTGGAAATGTTTTTTGTAAATCGATTAACAAGTCATTACTAATTTGTTTTAAATTACTGTTTAAATTTTGTGCAGCTTTTACATCAAAGCCAATACCGTTATTCATCATTTTAATACAAGCACGCTGTATGTCGTGTTCAAGTTTTAGTGATTGCTGCGAGTAGTTTTGTTCTATAATTTTTTTGTACAACGAATGAGTAACTTCTACATCTTGCTTACAATACTGCAACATTTCAGTTGTAAATTCTTGCCAGTCAGTTTCTATTTCGTCTTTTAATATGCCTAATCGAAAGCCCCAAGCTTTCAAACTATGTCTACCAATCATTGTAGTTGGAAAACCTTTTTTTGCTCTTGCAAAGTCTCGCTCTTTTATATCAGCCCAAATTAATCGAGTAGCAACTAATGTATCAAACACTTTGCCTTTGTATTTTAAATTTAAAACTTTTTCCATTGCTGGTATATCAAACGCCATAATATTATGACCAATTAATAGTTCCGCATTTTCAATAACAACTTTAAATTCTGAGTAATCTTTACCAAAGCAAGTAATAACTTTGTTGCTGTCGATGTCTTTAAGTACAATACAATGTACTGTATCTAAAGTATCAAGTAATCCATTTGTTTCTATATCTATACAATATTTCATTTTTCTCCTTAATGTACGCTAACTAATTCAACCTCAATAATGTTTGCATCTGGAAAGTCGAAGGACAATTCATTTAATGCTCCTGTAACTGCAACTAAATCATCAACAGTATGCACATAAATAATTGAAGTCTCTCGTTCGTATTCGGCTTTTAAAACGGCAGTTAAAACAAGTTCACTTAAATAAGTACTATATGTCTTCGTCGTAAGTTTTTTCATGCTCAACCAGTCTTCCTGTCACAGAGTTATAAAGTAGTTGGCCTGCAATACCTGTCTCTCCACTAAACCTATTTTTTAAAATGCGTATTGTAGTAACGTGTGCATTTTTTGTACTTTGTTGATTTCTTTCTAAACCAATAACAATGTCGCTTAGTTGACCAATGCCAGCTGAGCCACGCAATTGTGATAGTGAAGTTTGTGCACCTTCTTCGTGTCCTTTTTCTGCAGGTCTTTTTAAGTGTGATACAAGTATTAATCCAATACCAGTTTCCTCAACTAACGAACGCAAGCTAGTCATTGCATTATCAATAGCTCTGCGCTCGTCGCCGCCTTCTAAACCAGAAACTACGATACTAATATGATCTAGAATAATGTATTCGCAGTTGCAACCTTTTGCTAAATACCTAATGCGACTAATAAGATTTGTAGAATCTAACGAGCCAAAGTGGTCATAAAACAAAATGTTTCCTGATTTTAAAACTTTGTCAAAGCTTTTAGTAATTTCATCTTTAACAAAGTCGTTTGTTATATGTAGTGGTCTGTTTAAATCAATAG